TACAATATACTGATGACCCACTGCTGAGTAATCTGTATTACCTTCATCTTCATACAACCCTACTATTCTGACATCTAAAGTTCCTGTTGTTGCAGCTGTAGATATGTCAAGCATATCAGTAGACTGACCCGTGTTGGTGCTACCGTTATTTACACTTGCCATAGAAGCATTTGCAAAAACATCGGCTAAAGCTGTCGCTCTATTTGTGTTAGTTCCATCTGCAACAACAGTAAAGAGTTGCATAGGATTGTCATATACAAACGCCTTAATAGGAAAGTTTGTATCAACACTGACATTATTTGATCCCGGCCAGAAGTTTTTAAATGTTGTTTTTTTTGTGCCTGAGTCGACATATTCAACACCATAAAAAACACCTAACGGGCTGACCGCTTGGTCGGTGATGTCTATAACCCCCGCCGCAGTAGGAATAACTATGCCACCCTGATAGATAGCATTTGTGTTGTTTGACGCGATTTCGTACTGAGTTGCTCCAGTAGTGTTAGCGGCATTACCTGTTAAACCTATTGGACGTAAACCATAGCCACCTGATAAGTTATTAGCCATTTAAGTCTCCGTTTAAGTTGAAAGTTAAGATTTTTTCCCTCCGAAACTTACGCGAGATTGACGGTCTGGTCTACTAATCGTCATAGTAGAATGAGCATTCTCCCTCATCATATCCTGATCCACTGCCTGCATTTGATCTGCACTTCTTTCTGCAAAGTATGCAGTTCTTTCTGCTACGGTTTCTTCAGGAATACGAGCTAAAATTAATCCACCGACTCCGAATATACCCTCATATTTACCTGACTCTATAACTGGTGCTTCAAAATCTGGATATTCATCTTTTCTTACGAGCTCCCATCCCTCTCGTATTTTAGCAGAGATATTCTTTGTATCGTTGAATCCTCTGGTTTCCGCTCTTATCCAGCGATGTTTGTAGCCGTCAGGTGCAGGAGGTGCATCCAACATAGATGGTGGAGCCCACGGTTTTCTTGCAGCTGTCTTTTCTCTTGTATTAGATGTTCTAGGAGACCTCGAAATAGGTTTCTCAAACATTTCGTCTTGTGTTGCCATAATCAATTACTCCTTGACATATTTTGCGTACTCTTCAAGAGGTACATTTAGTTTTTTTGCTAACGCAACCTGTCTTGCTGTAAGCTTGACAGATCTCTTCCCACTACTGCGTCCAGAACTTGATCTTGACGCGGAAGCAACGTTCTGGACGGGTTTTTTGCTTTGCGTCTTACTAGCAAACTTATGAGGAAATTCTTCACTCATACGTCTGTCTAATTCAGTATAGTATTCATCGGTCTTCGGGTCAACACCATCTTGTTCTACTAATTCTTTGTGTATACCAAAAGCAGCATAGGTCATAGCACTATCATTACCAAACCAATCATTACGCTCTGCCCATGCCTGAGCTTTTGGGTCTGGTGGCGGTGGAGCAGCAGGTTGTTGAGCCTGAGGCTGTACCTGAGGCTGTGCTTTAGCTTGCTCTACTTTTTTCTCTTGTGCAGCTTTAGCCTGACTTGCTCTATCTGCTTGCACAGCTAATTGGCTTATTTGTTTTTGAGCAGCTACGGCCGCTTCAGTATCACCTAATTCCATAGCCGACTTTAAAGTAGCTTCAGCCTGTGCCATTTGACTATCTACCCTACCAGTATATTCGCTTAAATAACTGGTATCCATTTTATTTAACCGTTCTCTTAGCTCTTGGTTTTCTTTTTCCTTTTGTTGGGCGAACTTAAGGGCTTCGTCTGCGTTTTTTTCATGATCCCGCATTTTTTTAGTAAGCCTGTTAATACGCTTTTCAGTTTTGTTTTTAGCTTCTTCAAACTGGTCTTGAGCTGGTTCATCTTCTTGTACCACTGTAGTCTCAGCATTTTCAGCTTGGTCTTGGACAGGGATTTCAACATCTTGAGCCTCCTCTTGCTGTTCATCAATCTCTAAATCTAATTGTTCTTCTTTTTTTGGTTGGTTCATATCTTCCTCTTAAAAATGTAAAATATCTTCAGGTTCTTGTATTTTGGCTAAAATCTCATCATCGTTCAGTATTCTAACTTCACCACCGTCTATTTTAAATCTTGAACCTGCGTATCGTGCGAACATCACCCAGTCTTTCTCCGCACACCAAGGACCACTAGGAAACTTCTCTGGATCTTTGTAAGCCATAGGACCCATCTTTAAAACAAATCCAACTTGTGTAGATATTTGGTTGTCTTCAACAACTTTATCTGGAAGGTATAAACCACCCTCTGTTTTTCCTTTACCCCTGTAAGGCAAAATAAGCAGCCTCCAGCCCGTTGGACTTGGCATCCGGTCTATTAGGCTCTGATCTGCTAAACTCGGGTCTAAGACCCTTTCTTGGGGCTCTACATACATTTTGTCTAATGCTGTATCATTCATCGTCTTTCTCCTGACGGTCCAGTAAACTTTTTAGTTCCTCATCAACATACTCTAAAGCTTTTCTTTCACCCATGAGCTGTCGATACTGCTCCATATTTTTTACGCTGTCGTACAACAAAGCCTCAGAAATTTGTTTCTTTCTTTCATTTATAATACGAAAAACTGCTTCTGCAAGATAAATCTCACTTTTTGACATAATTAACTTATAACTTCCTACTTTGTCTTATATCTTCTTATACACAGTAACAGATTTAGTCTTTTTCTTCAACTATTGTTTGATCTTTTGGTGGTTCTTCCACAACTGTGAAACACATAGGGCAACGATAAACATAAGCGAGCTCTGTTTTGTTCATCGCAACCTTACATCTTTCACACAATATTGTTTCCATTCTATGACTTGTATGTATTCTTAAATGTCTAAATAAATCCTGCGTTATGTTTTTCTCACAGTTTTCTTTGCTTGCCTAAAGTTTTTTGCAGTTGGTGCACCTTTTTGTCCTTTTTTTCGCATACGCTCTCCACTACCAGCTGCAATTCTTTTCTTTTTCGCGTGTATGTTTCTATATAAACTCATTTTTTCATATTCTCCCTTGCTACACCTTTTGACTTTTCATAGGATCTCATTCCTCCCAATCCTAGTAATGAGAGGGTTAAGGTCATAAGTTCACCCGTTTGAAGTTTTGGCAAACTAATTTCAGGCATCCATATCATAGTAGCCCATTCTGCAATAGGCATGATAAAAAATTGCGTTAGTAGGCCGAGAGCACAGATCCACATTATGGCGGGGCGGGCCCCGGCTACAAATATTGAAGGGTGCTTCGCCTGTTCAGCGTTAGCTGCAATTTGACCTTTCGCCAGCTCCTGAGCATGACGAGAGGCAAGAGTTGCCAAGTCATGTGCCAATTTGTTCTTTTGATCTTTATCTTCTATAAATTTTCCAAGCAATTTTGTTGCTGGACCTATTAAAGCTTGTATCATTACCATAACCTCATTTCTTCATTTACTTTTACCAACTTTACAAAACAGTCATATTTTTTCGTATCATCGCCAATCCGCACGGTCTGGTTGTCAAGATATGACTTAAAATAGTCTGCTGTCTTCACTGACTGAAAATGTAAGGTGCCCGCTGGATTACCAGCCAAATAGCACATGAGCAGGAAGGCAGGCTTCATTTTCCGTTCCTATTCATATAAGCTGATGCACCCATATATACAGACACAATGCCGCCACCAGTGATATAAAAAAGATTACTAATATCGGCAAGTGCTTTAACTCTCTCGAGATCGACCAAGAACATTGCAATAGTAAAAGAAGCCATTGCAACCAAACTAGCTGTTGCCATACGCCTTTGTGCCCTTTGCTTTCGTAAATCATGCTCAAGTCTTTTTATTTCAGCCATGTGAGCAAATTCGTCGTCTGAAACTACACCGTCTCCGTCCATATCGTATTTTTCATATTGAGAAGACTTCTGTAATTTTTTACTCATAGTAAGTCTTTAAAGTAGTTTGGGTCACCGCGTACAAATTCGTATTCAGTCACAACGCCACCTTCTTTTTTCTTAATAGGCTTTACTAAATCACCGCGGCCTTGTTGCATAAGAAACTGTTCAAAACTCATAATATCTGAAGCTGGACCATCAAAAAATTCTTTCCTTAGATCTTTTTCTGTTCTTTTATCGCTTTCTTTTGCCATTACTGACCTCCTTTTTGTTGTTTCATCATTTCACGCCTTTCAGCTGCATTAATTCTAGCAGCAGTCTGTCTTTCCTGACTATCAAGTCGTTTATCAAACTGTGCGTCTCTTTGCTGTACCTTCTGTTGCTCAAGGCCTAGTTTAGCTGCATCGATCTGTGCATCGTTCTCCTCAGCCTGTGCTCTAACCTGTAGCTCTTTTTCTTTTAATTGTACTAACGGATCAGGTCCTGGTGCTGATAGTTGTGCACTTAATTGTTTCAAGGCTGTCATTCCCTCAGCTACAAACTGGGCCGTTTTTGCTTCTACATCTAACATCTGCTCTTCTGACAACGCCTGACCACCACTGCTTTGTATCATCTCTACAGCTGCTTTCTCTCTGGCACTTATTCTTACATGATCCATAATATGCTTTTGTAAAGATACTGCAATTTGCGGTGTACCTGACACAAGAGGTGTTGATCCAAAAACCATGTGAGACATGATATGAGCTTCATGCTCCTGACCCTCAAAAGCCACCAAAGGTAACATATCTAAAGCATCTATGTTTTCTGAAGCAGGATCTTTCGGCACAGCTTCTGGCTCAGGTGTTCTTTTCAGTATTCTGTCAATATCTCTTACACCCAACGCCTCATACATATCTCTAAACACTTCATACATATTGTGCATTTCAGGTGCTGCTGTGGCCATCTGCATCTTGGTCTGTGCCAACGCTATCCTCTGTGCCTGCGAAAAGATGTTAGGGTTTGACACAGGTAGGACATCTACTCTCTCATCAAAGTCCTCTGACTTTACTGAACTGTCCACGCCTGCAATTGTATAAGGATAACTATCCGGTAAAAACTCAGCCATAACATTAGCGAGTAATTTAAATTCTAATCTCATGGCATAGTGCAATCTTTTGTGCACAGCTGACATAACCCGTGAGCCTTGTTCCAACATGGCAATCGTAGTACCGACCGCCGCCTGCTGGTTACCATCGCCTACTTTCATATCTGTAATTGTTGCGAATCGCCGTCCGGCGTCAACTACAAAGCCTAAAAGTGCCATTAATGTCTGGTCTGGACCCTTAAAAGGTAAAGACATAAGACTGGCTTTGATATCTCCACCTGGTGCATCGACGTCTCTAAACTCTCCCGGCTGTAACGGTTCGTCATCATCCCTGATCCGTAGGCCGCGGGCCTTAAATCCTGCTGGTAAGTTCGATAGCGTTCCTGCATCGATCAACTGTCTTAGTGCGGCTGTCGCGGTTCTTGATAGTCCGCCTATGGTATGGATTAACCCTAGTCCGTAGAACCCGAACCCCGGTAAAAACTTGTAATGTACAAAATATTGTATCTTTTTCTTTTTCTCATCGTCTTCTTTATAATTCCTGCGTATAGATAAAACCTGACCGTTGTCTTGAGAAATGGTTACAACATAAGGTACCTTGATCCCCGTTGCCTCACCCTCTTCATCCTCTTCTTCAAACCCTTCAAGGTCTAAGTCCACATGACACTCAAGTAAAGTACAATCATAATCAACATTAGACGGATACATACCGTCTATACGCTCTAACTCCTCTTTGACAGAAGAAGTTTCGCCTTGTGCTGGTATAACAGGTATATCCCTGTAAAAGCCCGATAATTGCCTCTTTCTAAGGTCATTCAAGCTCATTTTCACAACATGAGTGATATTAGGACAGGTCTCCAGATCAGATGTGCTATACGGCACAACTAGATCCTCAGCTGGTATAAACTTGCTGACAGCTCTGTCTAAGTTCTCATCATAGTAAACTTTTTTGAAGGTTGACCCTGCAAGTGGCAAATAGAACAGCATCTGGTCAAATTCAGGCGTATATTCTTCCATAACCGAAGTTATGTAGTAATTCATAAACTCTTTTACTCTTTGGGCTTGGTCTTCTTTATCTGGTGTGCTTGTTCCCATAACAAGAGTTCTAACTGGACCGCCCGGTGGAAGGAGCTCATTGAAAGCTTGTGCTTGGAACTGTGTAGCGGACTCTGCAAGTAATGGATGAGTAACTCCGCTGGCACCCCTAAAGGGTTGGGATCTTTCTTCGTAACTAAATCCAAGTAATTCAAGACCATTGGCAAAGGCATCTTCCCACTCCTGTCTACTGCTTTTGTTTTCTTCAAACTCACCTGTTAACTCACCTGACAAACGGCCAAGCTCTTCATCGGACATATCTTCCGCTAAATTTGCAAAGAAGTCACCGTCCATACCTTTATCTTCACGAGGATCAAAATCAACGACTACGCTGCCGTCTTCTTCTTCCATAATTTCTACATTTTCAGGTGTTTCTTCAACTTCCATCGCCTCAGGAATTTCAACATCCATTTGCTCTTTCAATTCTTGTTCGTCTAACTGTGACGGAACTTTGTCCACCATACTTGGTTTTTCTGCCATCTAAGTCTCCTTCTGAGGACTATACCATATATTTAATAAATGGTTCAATACCTTGTGTATCTCTGTACATATTAACAGCTTTATCTTTCATTTCAACCACGCCGCCTTCGGCTTTCATAAAGTCTGGATCGTTAGCCGCGGACGGATCTTTTTTAGCAAACTGACCTTGTAAAACTTTTGTACTGTTTACGGGCCTGTCAATTAACATTACATAAGATAAACTTTTAACGTCTTCAAAATCATTTACATAAGGTATATGCGTAAATCCTTTTTTTGCTAATTCTTGTGATAGCTTTCGCATGGCTTGTCTTAAATCATCATCGGTAACATTAGGGTTTTCAAAATAAAGATCATCTTTAGTAAATTTATTATTGCTTAATCTTCCAAGTTGATCTGATTTATAAACAGCTAACTCTGTTTCAGTAAAAGGTTTTTTTGTAGCAGGATTTAAAAAAGGCTTACTTAAGTCTGCTTTCAAAGGTATAGATCCTCCAAGATTACTTTCATTTTCTGGTTTTATACCTTTGTCTTTTATTTCTTTCATTATTTGTGTAAAGTCTTTACCCTCATACTTTTTATTAAGGTCAGGCATAATACCATAATTTTTTGTGAAATATCTATCCTGTGCAGCCTTTGGTGTTGACCCTACATGAGGGCCCAAGTCAGAAAAAGGTAATTTATCAAGATCAAACTTTGTAAATCCTGGCTCAGTTGTAAAATGATATACAGGTGTGTCTATTTTTGCAAAGACACCGCCTTGATAATTTTGTGCCTGCACACCTTTTTTACTTTTATCGTAAGCATTACCAAGTATATTTTTTTGAAGCTTTTCTAAATTATCTAAATACATTTGAGCGGACACTTCTCTATTTGAAGCTTGTCTAGTACGAAACTCATAAGATTTTCTTACATTATCTGATTTAGCTCTAGCTGCATAAGAAGCATTTTCGA